CTTTTTCTGCTTTTTCTACTGACTTAGTAGCACGTAGCAGTGCTGAGTCAAGTGTGCTTTTTTCTTTATTAAGAGCCGTAATTGCATTGTTTAGTTCTGTCCAACTTTGTAATTTTTCATGCTTTTCAAGCTCTTCATCAATGTCTAAATGCTCTAATTCGTCAATATTTTTCTGTAGTCTGTCTACATCTTGTTGTTGCTTGCTTAACCAAGCTCGTTGCGTATTGCGTAGACTTTCAATAGTGTCCTGAATTTTTTCGTTTGCATTTTGTATACCTTGTATTTTTGCATTTTCTTCTGTTATTGCTTCACGAGTAAGACGCATCTGTTCTTTAAGTGTTTCTGCTTTTTCAGATAGTATAGTAATACCTAACAGTTGCTCAATAATAGCACGTTGATCATTCTGCTTCATACTCAAGAATGGTTCAGAATAGGTGTTTAGTGCTACAACATGCTTAAACATGTCGTGACTCATGTTTAGCAAATCACGTATAGATTCTTGGGTCTTTCTACTATCACCTTGGCTAAGATCATCCATGTCTTGTTCTTGGTCATTAACATAAAACTTCAAAACATTAGGAGAACGTCCTCTTTCAATACGATAATCTATACCATCTTTTTCAAAATGGAGTGTGACTAACATTCCTTTGCCGTTAGTCTTGTTAATCAGATTGTTTCTTTTAATGTTGGTAAGGGCAACTCCATACAGAGCATAACTGAGGGCGTTTATGATTGTGGTTTTGCCCGTACCATTTCTCGATCCTGCGTCATCGCCGCCTTGATCAAGATTCTCTCCAAGCACAAGTGTTAGTTGTTCCTTATTGAAATCTACAGCCTGAGTTTGATTACCCACGCTCATAAAGTTTTTTACTGTTAAATCTTTAATTTTTATCATTATAGCTCGTTGTAGATGTCTAATAACATCTTTTTGTTGAATTGTTCCGAATCTATTGCTGATATTTCTCCACTTACAATTTGATCTACACTTTCAAACTGTTGAATATCAACGTCTGTTGTAATTTCTTCCATTTGTTTTTGTGGAATAAGTGATATTTCTCTACACTTATATTGATTCACAAATGTTTCTTTAATAAAAGTTGCTTCTTCAAATGAGATAGGAACATCAATTGTCACACGCAGATACATTTTTGGCTTTATAATATTGTCTGTATCTTCTAATAGTTGTTTCAATCCGATAGTTCTATACTTAGGACACTCTGGCCAGTTGATATACTCTGGTTCTGCATCGTTCTCACGATCCAATATCATCATACCACGGTCATCATCCCAAGCATCTGCATAGTTGTGTGGGAAAGCATTTCCTAAATAATGCACAGCACCTTGTACTTGACGCTTGTGAAAGTGTCCTGAGAAAACATACTTTTGATGTTTAAAATGATTAGCTTTAAGTTCACCATGATCTGGCATCTGCACCATTGCATTCATATAAAAGTTTGGCAATTCAAAGTGACCGAACATGTATTTGGTCTTAATATTTTCAATTTTTTTCCATTCATCGCCTACTAACCAAGGAATAAGTGCAACATCGTCTTCAATGTGTATGTCATCTACAATAGTAATACCAGGAATGTGTCGACCAAATTCTACACTGTACACATCACGCTTGTCTTTGTAGTACAAGTCGTGATTACCTGCAAAAAAGTAAAATTTATCAAATGCTTTTCCTAGTTTTTCTAAGCATCGGATAGTTGCATCCATTGTGGTAAGGTTAAGACTGTTTCTGTTGTGATGCCAATCACCACAAAATATACCAGTTTCACAGTTGTGAGCTTGTGCCTGTTCTATAAACCAATCTACAAATGCTTCACAATCATCGTTGTGAACTTTAGAGTTGCCTTTAAGACCTAAATGGATATCAGTAAAAACTGCTGCTTTCTTAAACAATATTCAATCCTCAGTTATTTTATACAATACTAACGTAAAAAGTCGCTAAAGTCAAGAAGTTTTTTTGGCTTCTGCTTCTCTTTTAAGTGAATTTTCCCATTCGCCTTGGCTCTGTCTGGTGTAGCTTGGATTCATATGGTTCATTTCTAGTATGTCGTCACGTATATTTTGGTTGCGTTTTTCTATGTTTATGACTCTAACAAACGAGTTTGTCACAGCCGCAGTGTAATAGGCAAATGGATTCTGTGATTTTGATTCATCAAACTGCAAACCAATTTGTGCAAGTTGCAGAATTGCTTGGCCCTTCATTTCATCATTATATGTGTATCCACGCACATTTCCTCTTGTAGCATATCTGTCACAAAGTTTTAACCACATGTTTGCTAGTTTGTTTGTAGCCTTACCATGGTCCATGGAAAAGTATCCGTTTTCCATACCACCTTGCCAATGACTTTTGCCTACACATATAAGTTCACCATCGTCGTTAAATTTGTAGTGTTGAAACGGAGGAAAGTTAACTTTTACTTTAGTATCTGCAACTGTTTTAGGGTTCTTTTTGCGTCCAGGTTCTTCTGGGATATGATCAAACATCATAATCCTAAAAACTAGTTCTTCTTTTGTGATCTTTTTGTAGTCTACTTCGCACTCAGCTAGTTTTACTTTTCGACCTTCTTCTTTAGCTTGATCAAATGCTTGTACTTGTAGTCTTTTTGCTTTATTACGTTTTGCTTCTGCTATAGTTCTTATGTTTATTTTTTCTATGCTAGGCAAAATTATATCATATTGATGATATTCAGGGTCAACATAGCTACAAAATGCACTTTTTGACTTATGAATCTCTTTCAATATGTCTTTGTTGTTTAGATAGTTAATTCTTTTCATATTTTCTCCGGATTTATTTTACTATTATAAACTACGTAGTTAATAAAGTCAACTAAATACTTTATATATAAGGAAATTTTTATGGCAATATTTGATGGAAACGGCAAACAATTACAAAGAGCAGTAGGTAGTGCTGTACAAAATGCAGCCGAGCAAGTAAAATCTTTTACTTCAGGAGCAGGAAATCCTGCATCTTCAGCAGCCGCTACTGTTGGTTCTGAATTAGCTAATGGCGTCAAAGATAGGTTAACAGATTTTGCAGACTCTACAGGCTTTGGCAAAGCATTGAGAGCATTTAACCTTTTACCAAATGCAGAACCTGAAAATCCAACACATGTTGCCGCAACAGCCGCAAGTGATGGTGCAGATTGGAGAGTCAAATTAAGTTTACCTAAGAATTTCAAATCGCTTGCACAACAGTCGCCATACTTAATGGATCCTTTGATTGATACTGACGGTTTAGTGTTTCCTTACACACCAACGATATACATGACACATTCAGCTTCTTACAATCAAATATCGCCTGTTCATAGTAATTATCCTTTTTTTGCTTATCAAAACTCTAGAGTGGATCAGTTTAGTATTGTTGGAGATTTTTATGTTGAAAACAATTTAGAAGGTCTTTATTGGATAGCAGCAGTTCAGTATTTACGCAGTGTCACTAAAATGGCATATGGAGCAACATCAAATGTTGGTTCACCTCCTCCTGTTGTGAGACTTAATGGTTATGGAGATTATGTATTCAAAGATGTACCATGTTTAGTGACATCATTTTCGGTTGAACTAGGACAAGATGTTGATTATATACAAGTGCCTATTGCAGGCGGAGAAGGTTCGTGGGTACCAACTAGAAGTAATATTCAAGCAACAGTTCAACCTGTATACAGCAGAAGAGAAGTTGAAAAATTTAGTCTAGATCAATTTGTAAAAGGTGGCTATATTCCTAAAGGCGGATTTATTTAATGGCAAAGTATAGTTCAAACAGTCCTTGGAATGACACAAGAATAAAAAATGGGCAATATTTAGATACGCTCAAAATTAGACCAATACCTGCTGAATCTGACGACATATTTTATACAATAGAAGTACAATATACACATAGACCAGATCTACTTGCATATGATTTATACGGAGACAATAATTTGTGGTGGGTATTTGCACAGCGCAATATTAACACTTTGAAAGATCCTGTGTATGACTTTGAAGCAGGAACACAAATTTATTTGCCAAAAGGTGGAAACCTTAAACGACTGTTAGGAATCTAATATGTCTTTTACTCCACAGAATTTATTAGCACAAGCACAGAAAATTGGAAAGTCTATTCAAGACTTTGCCGAAGATAAAGCTGCAGAAATTGGTAATGCAATTGAAACAGCGGCAAATATAAATCCTAATGCTGTTGCTGACAGTGTTGCTTCATCAGTTTCACAAATTCCTGCAGGCGCAGTAGAACCTTCTTTGAATATGCCTTTGGATTATAGAGATATCCAACAATATAACAATGCAGAATTAGAAAGATTTAATAGAATTTTAGGAATAACTGGCGGCAAAAAAACGCCTTTCCCTAACGAACTTAGAGACTTTGCTTCATATAATTATGTTTTAGGTTTAGGAGTACTTTCTCCCAGAGAAGTAAACTTTCCTGACGAAACGTATAGAATTAGAGAACCAAGTATAATGATTCTCAAATCAGGCGGCGGCCTTGGCGACAAAAAATCTACAACAATTTACGAAGGCAATGGTAAACTAGAATACTACATGGATGAATTAGATGTTCAAAGTATTATTAGCATGGGCGGAAAAAATAAACAAACTAATGCAACAGGTATAGATTTTAAAATTACAGAGCCTTACAGTATGGGACTGTTCTTACAATCATTACAAGTAGCGGCAATGCAAGCTGGATATAAAAACTATCTTGAAGCACCATATATTATTGTAATAGAATTCAAAGGTTGGGATATCAACGGAAATCAGATTAATAAACCTATGCTTAGAAGATTACTTCCGATAAAACTTGTTAATATTGATTTTCAAGTCACAGAAGGCGGAAGTTCATATGAATGTAAAGCACTGCCTTTTAATGAACAAGGATTGGCAGATCAAATTCAAAGTGTAAAAACTGATGTAAATTTGACAGGATCTACTGTACAAGAATTACTTCAAAGTGGAGGATTTAGTTTAGCAGGATATATCAATCAATACCAACAGAAAAGAAGAGAAGAAAATCAAACTATACAACCTGACGAATATATTATTTCATTTCCTACCGAAAGATCCTCAGCTAAAGAAAAATTAGCAGGAAATCTAGCTGATGCTGGCTCTGCAACTACAGACCAATCCTTAAATCCAGGAGAAGAACGAGAACTTTCAAATGAAGAAAAAATAGAAATATATCAAAGTATAACAGGAAACGAAGACAGCAACATACCGGCAGATTTTGATGCAGACCTTAGCAAGTTGTTAGGTGTAATTGTGACTAAATCTGACATAGGAGAAGCTGTAAGGCAAAAAGTTGAAGATCCTGAATTTACAAACGAAATAGGAAAAGCTAAACTTGTGCAAAGTTATTTAGATGGAGGTAAGCAACCATTTGGTAGACCAAGATTTGTAGAAGAAACAAAAGATGCAGATGAAAGACCTCAATTTGTAAACACAGTAGGTACTGGAGTTTTCAAAAGAGGAAACATTACTATAAAAAATAATGGAAGAACTTTAAGTTTCAAATCAGGAACGCCGGTTCAAGATATTATAGAAGAAATTATTATTTTAAGTGAATACGGAAGTAAAATATCCGACGAAGTGCCGGATACAAATGGTATGATTCCTTGGTTTAGAATCGAAACTGATGTTTACATTATACAAAATAAAGAACAAATGGATTTGACTGGTGAGTATCCTAAGTTGTTTGTATATCGTGTTATGCCTTATAAAGCACATGTGAACAGAATTTTGCCTACAACAAAATCTTCTCCTGGTATACAGGAAATAGAAAGACAAATTTGTAAAGAATATGATTATATTTACACAGGAAAAAATGATGATGTGTTAAATTTTAATATTAATTTTGATGTAGCATTCTTTACTGCAATTACTCCATTTCAAGGAAAATATAAATTAGGAGAAAAAGATTCTAAATCAGACAGCAGTGGTGACGCTACAGAAACAGAAGATAAGCAAGTAGCAAAAGGTGATAGCAACAATAATAGTTCTAGCGGTAATGCTACTACGAGAGAAACTACTTCTACCGAAAGCGGTGGCAAAGGAGGAGGCTTCCCAGAAAGAACCAAAACAACTATTGCAAGAGATTTTAATGATGCTCTTGTTAACAGCAATGTTGATTTAATAAGTGCAAATATGGAAATTTGGGGAGATCCATATTATATCTCTGACAGCGGATTTGGAAATTATAATGCAGACGAAACTCCTATAATTAACCTAACTGAAGATGGCACAATGGATTACCAAAGTTCAGAAGTTGATATTAAAGTAAATTTTAGAACACCATTAGATTACAACAGTGATGGAAACATGGATTTTCCTGGTCTAGGTACAAAACCTGTAGGCGCATTTAGCGGAATATATCAAGTTTTATTTGTTAATCATAAATTTACTGGTGGCACATTTACTCAAGATTTAAGATTAATTAGACGTAGAAATCAACCAGGTCAGGATACAAAAGTAGAAGCGACATCTAGTGGCGTTAAAGTAGTTGAAGATCGTGTCGAAGACCAAGCACCAGAGGAATAAAAATTGAGCGGAAGAAATCAACTTACAAGAAAAAGACGTCCATCCTGGATGGAGGGTGTTGGACCTTACATTGGAAAAATTGTTAATCACATTGATTCACAATATATGGGAAGTGTAGAAGTAGAAATTTTAAAAATCAACGAAGCTGGTAATCCTACAGATTCTAGCGGATATCTATTACCATGCTACTATGTAAGTCCTTTTTATGGTGTCACACCAAGAGACGGTGTAAAAGCAAACGAAGGATTTGACAGCTCACAAAAAAGTTATGGAATGTGGGCAGTGCCACCCGATGTTGGAACTAAAGTTGTTGTTTTAGCAATGGAAGAAAATTTTGGTTATGGATATTGGATTGGATGTGTGCAAGATCAGTATATGAATTTTATGGTGCCTGGAAATGCAAGCACAACATATAATGATGAAGATTCATCTAAAGCAAAGCCTGTAGGCGAATATAATAAATCTCTAGATCCTGTAGGACAAGATCCTACAAAATATATAAAACCTTGTAATACTGATGCATGCGGTGTATTAGACACACAAGGTTTAGCCGAAGACACTACTAGAGGAACAACAACCACAAGTGCAAGAAGAGATATTCCTAGTATGGTTTTTGGGTGGAGTACACCAGGACCTTACGATAAAAGGCCAGGGAAACCTACAACTAGATATGGAGAAAAATTTGCACAGACATTAGTGCCATTCAATAGATTAGGTGGCACCACATTTGTAATGGATGACGGTGATCAAACGTTGGTTAGGAAAAAACCAGCAAGCGGATCTGAAGCCGGTCCACCGGAATATGCAAATGTAGAAAATGGCGAAATTGGTATTCCTACATTACCACACAATGAATTAACAAGATGGCGTACCAGAACAGGTCATCAGATATTAATGCATAATACAGAGGATTTAATCTATATAGGAAATGCAAAGGGATCTACATGGATAGAAATGACAGCTGGAGGAAAGATTGATATCTATGCACAAGACAGTGTGAGCATACATACAAAAAATGACCTTAACATATCTGCTGACAGAGATATTATAATGAATGCAGGAAGAAATATTTGTTTGAAAGCAGGCAAAGATGGAAGAATTACAGCAGGAGAAGGTACGCATATTTCTGCTAAAACTCATACTGAGTCAGCACCTGATGGTATTAACATGAACGGTCCATCAGCTACACCTGCATATACTCCTTTAAGAACCCCGCAACATGAGCCTTGGTTTGGACATGAAAATCTAAATCCTCTGGAGTTTGCACCGTCAAAAACAGATAGAGAAAATCCAGAAAACACTATTGTAGAAGTAGACAGCAACGGCAATGATTACAAAAATAACTTTGAAGCAGAGTATGTGCCAGTAGTTGACACATTCAGGAAAGGAAGTTAAGGTAAATACGCTATGAGCAACTTAGAAAAGCAATTATACAAACAAATTACTGTTCCAAATAGGAATCAAAAACCTAACGAAATTCCTGGTACTAGAACATATAGAGGTATAAGCACAGTAAATGAAGGCAATTCTTCAAATGTTTTGTATGATTTGTCATTAATAAAACAAGATATAATCAATCATTTTCACATAAGGCAAGGTGAAAAACTTAGCAACCCTGAATTTGGCACTATAATATGGGACGCTTTATTTGAACCGTTTACAGGACAAATTAAAAAAGCCATAATACAAAATGTCACAGAAATTGTAAACGCAGATCCACGTGTAAACGTAGATCAAGTCACAGTAGATCAGTATGAGAGTGGATTGCAGATAGAAGTAAGTTTGACATATTTGCCTTACAATATTTCAGAAAGAATGCGTTTACAATTTGATCAAAACGCTGGTTTTTTGAATACCTAATTAAGTACGCACTTATCTCATTCTGCTAAATATTGTAAGAGGAATAAAAAATGTCATCAACAGATAGACAAAATAGATTATTAGTTGCAGAAGACTGGAAACGTATCTATCAAAGCTATAGAAATGCGGATTTCAAAAGCTATGATTTTGATAATTTACGTCGAACAATGATTACGTATCTCAGGGAAAATTACCCTGAGGATTTCAACGACTATATTGAAAGTTCTGAGTATCTTGCACTTATCGATCTAATAGCATTCCTTGGACAAAATTTAGCGTTTAGAGTTGATCTAAACAGCAGAGAAAACTTTATTGAGCTTGCAGAACGTAGAGAAAGTGTTCTACGCCTTGCAAGGTTATTGTCATACAATCCTAAACGAAACCAGTGTGCTAACGGACTTTTGAAAATAGAAACTGTAAGCACTACAGAACGTATTATTGACAGCAACAACCAAAATTTAGAAAATCAATCAATTATTTGGAATGACCCTGCTAATCCTGATTGGAACGAACAATTTATTAAAATTCTAAACGCAGCTTTACCGGTAAACGGAACGTTTGGGCGTCCTGTAAAAAAAGACACAATAAATGGTATTCCTACAGAACAGTATAGATTTAATTCTACTAATACTGACGTTCCAGCATTCAGCTTTAGCAAACCAATTGATGGTAGCACAACAAGATTTGAAATAGTATCTTCTGACATAAACGAAGGAAGCATTATTGAAGAATCACCATTTCCGGGAAATAATTTTGCATTTACATATAGAGATGACGGCAGAGGTCCTGCAAGTTCTAACAGCGGATTTTTTGTTCACTTTAGACAAGGAACTTTAGATCAAGGTACTTTTAATATTACCAATCCTAGTAGTAATCAAACAGTAGGCATTGATGCAACAAATGTTAACAATACGGATGTTTGGCTTTACAAGTTAGATAGCTTTGGAGTTGAAATTGAACAATGGACAAAAGTTGATGCTGTTGAAGGAAACAATGTTATCTATAATAGTCTTAATAAAAATATAAGAAACATTTTCAGTATACTTTCTAGAATAGATGATAGAATTAGTTTAATATTTTCCGACGGGGTTTTTGGATCATTACCACAAGGAAACTTTAGAGTATATTATAGAACAAGTAAAAATCAAAGACTTGTAATAGATCCAAAAGATATGCGCGGTGTTAGTATAGATATAAATTATCTAAGCAGAACAGGAAAACGTGAAACTTTAACTCTTACATTTACTTTACAATACACAGTTGACAATGCTTCTACTAGTGAAACAAATACAAATATAAGACAGAGAGCACCTGCAACTTATTATACGCAAAATAGATTAATCACAGCAGAAGATTACCAGCTTGGTCCGTTAGGTATTAGCCAAGAAATTATTAAAACAAAAAGTGTCAATAGAACTGCCAGTGGCATCAGCAGATATTTTGATTTGTTAGATGCAACAGGAAAATATTCAAAAACTAATTTGTTTGGTTTAGACGGAGCAGTATACAAAGAATTTTTGACAAAGCAAGAACGCTTTACATTTGAAACGCAAACAGATGTCGAAGGAACTATTGTTAATACTATAGAACCTATTTTATCTGATAGACAAACAAAAAATTATTACTTTACAAAATTTCCAAAAACTGATACTACTGATTTGAATATAACGTGGATACAATCAACGTCGGAAACAAATCTTTCAACAGGATACTTTCAAAATGTTAACGACATACGTCAGCTATTAGGTAGTTTTACAACAAGTGTTTTAAAATTAATTAAACCCGGCGCTTCTTTAAAATTTATAGCACCATCAGGAAAACATTTTATGCCTGATGGAACACTTATGGATGGAGAAGCTGATCATTTAAATTCAAGATCTTACAAGTGGGTAAAAGTTATTAATGTTTCTGGAAACGGAACTGTTATAGAAAACAATACAGGTCCTGTTAGTTTTAATGATATAATACCTACAGGTGCACAGTTAGTTGAAATAAAACCTTTCTTAGCTCAAAGTTTAGAAACAGATGTAAAACGCCAAGTAATAGATCAGATATTTGCGTATAAAACATTTGCTTTACGTTTTGATATAAATTTAGGACAATGGCGTGTTATCACAGAAAATAATTTAAATGCTACAGCAGAATTTAACACAGGTAAAACTGGCGATAATACAAACCAACAGTTAGATGCAAGTTGGTTATTATTGTTTACTAATGATGGAGAAACTTATACTATTCAATCAAGAGGAAGTAGATACGTTTTTGAAAGTGATCAAGAAATAAGATTTTACTTTGACAGTAGTGATAAGATTTATAATAGTCTTACAGGAAAAATTGTTAAAGATAAGATTACCGTATTAAGCAACAATAATAAACCAGATAGCACAGATAGTTTTACTTTTGATTTAGATTGGGAAATAACTAAAGAATACAGAGATGCTGAAGGTTATGTAAACAGTAAAAAAGTAGAAATTGCTTTTTTTGATGAAGATGATGACGGTGTAGTAGATGATCCTGAGATATTTGATGTAATTGTAGACGAAGATATAAATCCTTTGACAAAATATGTATTTCAAAAAAAACTTATTACAACTGACGGTGTAGAAGATTTTAATTATGTAGATAATGCTGTTGAAAATATTATTATTAAAGATTCTAAAGATAGCGTTGGTGCATTGAGTCAATACAATGATAATCAAATATTTTATTTTGTAGAAGAAAACATATTTGAAATATATAATGAAAGTTTAGGATCTCTATCGTTAACAACTAATTACAAAGCATTTATAGGTAGAGATAAATTAAAATTTCAATATATTCATGCAGCAGATGACAATACTAGAATAGATCCTAGTGCAAGTAATATAATTGATACTTATATACTCACAAGAACATATGATAATAGTTTTAGACAATATTTAGAAGGAACACTAACTCAAAAGCCTTTACCGCCATCTAATGACAGTTTATTTTTGTCATATGGAACGGAAATAAACAAAATAAAATCTTTAAGTGATGAAATAATTTATCATCCAGTGAAGTACAAAGTTTTATTTGGAAACAAAGCGGATTTAGATTTGCAAGCAAAATTTAAAATAGTAAAGAACCCAGATCAGGTTTTGAATGACAACGATATAAAATCAAGAGTAATAACTGCAATCAATCAATTTTTTGCACTTGAAAATTGGGATTTTGGAGAAACATTTTACTTTTCAGAACTTGCAACTTATGTAATGGGACAGCTATCACCAGATGTGGTGACATTTGTTATTGTTCCGGAACAAGAAACACAATCATTTGGTAGTTTGTTTGAAATTAAATCTGAAGTTGACGAAGTGTTTATAAGCGGCGCTACTGTAGATAATTTAGAAATTATTGATAGTGTGACAGCATCGAAACTGAGTGCAACAGGTAATGTAGTTAGTCAAAGCACTACTACAAACACAGGTATAACTAGTGCATCTACAACCACTAGTGCTACTTCTACAACAACTAGTTCAAGTAGTTCAAGTAGTTCAAGCAGTTCAAGCAGTTCTAGTTCCGGAGGCAGTAGCTACTAATGGCATATGATAACGATCAAAATGAACCAAGATTGCCAGGCGGTGATAAAAGCA